AACATGAATCAGTCACGGACTTATTCAATAAACTATTAATAAGATACTAACCTTCAAACCTCAATTTGAGGGGGGTTGGGTGTAAAAAACTTTAAAATGGAGCCTTATGAGCGTAAAAACTGCACCAGAAATAAATTTAAGATGGGCGCAGGGTCAAGTTTTCAACAGTGACAAACGCTTCAGAGTTTTAGTAGCAGGTCGAAGATTTGGAAAATCATACTTAAGTTGTATCGAATTACTTCGTGGAGCGATAGCAAAGCCAGGCGAAACATTTTTCTATTGCGCCCCAACGTATCGAATGGCAAAAGACATTGCATGGAAGGCATTAAAGAAGTTAGTACCGAAGGTATGGATTCAAAACAAGAACGAATCAGATTTAAGATTGGATTTAGTTAATGGGTCGAGTATTGAGTTGAAGGGTACTGAAAATGCAATGGCATTGAGGGGTCGAAGTTTGTCAGGGGTAGTTTTAGACGAAGCAGCTTTTATGAGTTCAGAGGTATGGTTTGAAGTTATCAGACCTGCATTAGCAGATAAGCAAGGGTGGGCATTATTTATTAGCACACCAGATGGAACTGCGAGTTGGTTTTATGATTTGTGGTGTTATACGGCAAGCGATCCAACAGGGGAATGGGCAAGATGGTGTTATACAACAATACAAGGGGGTAATGTTCCAAAAGAAGAGATTGAAGCAGCTAGGGCGCAATTAGATGAGAGAACATTTAGGCAAGAATTTGAGGCAAGTTTTGAAAATTTAACGGGGTTAGTTGCTGTAAGTTTTGGAGATGAAAACATATCAACTGATGCAAAAGATATTAGTGTTGCGCCAATACTTTTAGGAGTTGACTTTAACGTAGATCCAATGTCAGGGATATGTGCTGTTAAGGATGGGGAAAACTTGTATGTGTTTGACGAAATCATGCTCACAGGTGGGGCAACCACATGGGACTTTGCAGAAGAAGTCACTCGCAGATATGGGGTGGAAAGAAGAGTAATAGCATGTCCTGACCCTACTGGTGGAGCAAGGAAGACCTCTGGTGTTGGTGCGACTGATCATAGTATTTTAAGGAGGAGTGGATTTAATGTTTCAAGTCCGAAAGCACCGTGGAAGATAAGGGATAAGATTACTGCTGTTAATACGGCTTTATTAGATGCAAGTGGTAGTAGAAGGACATTTATTCACCCAAGATGTAAGCAATTAATTAAGTCTTTAAGGACGTTGACTTATGCACCGAATACAGGATTACCTAATAAAAACCTTGGTGTTGATCACGCTTTTGATGCTTTCGGTTATTTATGTTTACAACAGTTCAATTTGGCAAAACCTGAGACTTTAGGGCAGACTGGTTACAGAATCTACTAGGGAAAAATGAAAAAGTCTGCTGGAACAAAGAGATGTGAGGGATACTTAGCTAAAGTAAAAGGGAAAAAGAAGTCAACTAAGGCTTCTACTAAAAAATCCAAAGGAAAGTAACTATGGAACTTACTAAAGAGCAACTAGACATTGTTGAAAAGCTAAAAGGGAAGAGGATTGCGGGTTTATGGGATGTACGTTGTGAGCAATATATGGCAAACAAATCAAAACCTTCTACAAAAAAGGCTGAAAAAGTAGAGAGTACAAGTTAGACTATTAG